CAAGGCCGACGCGGGCGATCTCTACGGGGACCTCAATGATTGGGAGACCAAGGACCTCGCCGCCTTCAAGGGCGACCTGGTCAAGCTCCTCACCGAGGCATATCTCGCCGGGAACACATCGACGCTCGAGTCGCTCGGCATCCGCACCCCCACGGACAAGGCCTCGTTCGGGAAGATCGACGACGCCACCATCGCCATGATCGACGCCGAGGGCGGCCGATTGGCCAAGCAGACCTACCTCGACAACAACAAGGCCGCGATGAACGAGATCGCCGACGGCATCAAGGCCGGCCAGAGCTACGCCCAGATAGCGGACCGCGTCGCGGCCAAGTTCGCCGAATACAACGGCGGCATCCCCGCCACGGTCCAGAAGTTCATCCACACCGCCACCAGCGAGGCGCGCTGGAAAGGCATGGAGGACAACGGCTTCGACAAGGGCGTGTTCCTCACGGCCCGGGACGAGCGCGTTCGGCCCACGCACGCCGCCATGGATGGCCAGGTCGTCACGCGTGAACAGGCCATGCCCTACCTCAGCGAGTTCGGCTGCCGGTGCGTGGTCTCGCCGATGACGGTCTACGACGAGTTCATGGCGCTCAGCCAGGAGCAGCAGCAGGAGATGGTGGACAGATATGCTCGGTGACCAGGACCCCGCAGCCACGCCCCCAGAGGCACCCAGGGCCCCGGACACCAATTCCCAGGGCCTCGAGGCCGGCCAGGCGGACCTCACCACCTACGAGGACCATGGCGAATATGTCTCCTTCCAGACGAGCTTCGCCGCGGAAGGCATCTTCAAGTCCAGCGACGGCGAGCCCGGCTGGAGATCTCCCGAGCAGGTCAAGAAGATGGTCCCGTTCTGCAACGGGATGCGCGTCGTCGTCGGGCACCCCAACATGGACCCGAAATCCCAGACCTGCGTGAATCTCAACGACGCGAAGTTCCCCGTCATCGGCTGGACCTCCGACGCCAAGGCCGTCAAGAGCACCGGCGTCTGGAAGGTCATCGGGAACACGAATATCTGGAAGAACCGCAACGGCATCGACGCCCGCCCGGTCATCGCCGCGCTCAAGACCAAAGAGATGGGCGATGTCAGCATCGGCTACTATTTCAGCCGGGTCCCCAAGAACGGCGTGACCCAGGCAGGGCAGAACTACGGGCACCTCGAGGAGGATGTGAACCCGTATCATCTCGCTATTCTCGACGGGCAACCCCCCGCATGTCCACAACCGATATGCGGGATCGGCTGCGCGTCGCAATCGGAAACAGACAATGGAAGTGACAACATGAAACCAGGTGAGAGCGGCACACCGCCGCAGGAAACCCCGACCCCCGCGCCCCCGACGGAGTGCGCCAACTGCAAGGCGCACGCCGAGACCCAGGTCAAGGCCACTGCAGCCGAGAACCAGTCTCTGAAGACGAAGGTCCAGGAGCTGGAGCAGGCCGTCAATGCCATGACCGTGAAGGTCAAGGAAGGCGACGAGGCGAAGGCGAAGCTCGAGGCCATCAAGGTTGCCGAGCGCAAGGCCAAGGTCGACAAGATGAAGGAGCTCATGGACCCGGAGCAGTTCAAGGAGCTGTTCCCGGAGGATGCCAAGGACGCCTCGGACGCCGAGATCGCCCGGTTCCTCAAGGTCCTGGAGACCAAGGAGGCCGACCAGGAGGCCGAGGCGCCCGCGACCCCGCCGGAGGTAGTGCCGGAGACCGCAGCGGCCAAGCCCGCGGCGAACTCGGCGCTCAAGCCCCCCGCCGGAAAGACCACCCCACCGACCGCGGGGGCGAACGCGGACGACGGCTGGCTCCCCGACATGTACCTGCTCAGCAAGAAGCGGCTGGCCAAGAGGGCGGCCGCAAAGCTGGACTGAGCTGAGGGGCCAGGACTGGAGAACGAACAAGACACGACGGAGGAAGAAGCATGGTAGTCAACACAGGCATCAAGGTCCCGACGAACAGCATCGCCTGCGGCAACAATCTCAAAGTCTCGATGATTGCCCAGGACGCTTTCATCCCGGGACAAGTGGTCATGAAAGGCACCGCGGACAACCAGGTGCTCCTGGCCACGGTCGGCAGCCTCACGGTGGTAGGCGTGGCGGACCTCAACAGGAACGCCAGGGCAAGGACCAATGTCACCCTGATGACGGCCTACGCAGCCGGGGACCAGCTCGAGGTCATAACCTGGGGCTTTGTCCGGGTCATCGCGGACACCGGCGGAATCACGGCGGGCAGCATGGTCAGCATGGGCGGCAACACCAGCGGCAGCGTCAGGGTCTGCCCCTACACGGCGCCCCCGGCGGCCGACACCTACAACACGGTGGCCATGGCCGCCTCGCTCTTGTGCCGGGACCAGATTCTCGGCCGGGCGTTCACGACAGCCACGGCGACCAACTACGCGGTCATGTTCTGGGGGAAGCTCTGAGCCCCCGGGACTCAGGCAGGAAGGAGGACTGAAGGAGGAAGACATCAGGGAGGAACGAAGATGGTCGTTAACACAGGCATCAAGGTCCCGACCAATTCCATCGCTTGCGGCGACAACATCAAAGTCTCGATGATCGCCGAGGGCGCTGGAGTTACGCCGGGATTGGCGGTCATGAAGGGGACCGCGGACAATCAGGTCGTGGTGTGCACCGTGGGCAGCCTGAGCTTCATGGGCATCGCGGACCTGAACAGGAACGCCAGGGCCAGGACCAATGTGGCGCTGACGACAGCGTACACGGCCGGCGACCAGCTGGAGGTCATCATCTGGGGGTTCGTGAAGGTGATTGCGGACACCAGGGGGATAACCTGCGGCACCGAGGTCGGAGTGGGAGAGGCCACGAGCGGGCGCATCAGCGACAACGCATACACGGCGCCGCCCGCAGGCAACACCTACACGACCGCCGGGATGGCGGCATCGCTTCTGGTGAGGGACCAGATAATAGGAGCGGCGTTCACGACGGCAGCTTCGGGAAATGCAGCGGTCATTTTCCTGGGCAAACTCGCCTAAGCCTGACCAGGCTCCCGTCCGTGGGGATAGGATACGCGGGGATGTGTGAACGCCCGGCCGGCTCCGGTGGAGCCAGGCCAAAACAGAGATGATGAAGGATGAAGATACCCGGAATAAAATTCCAGAACCGGCAAGTCGAGGCCGCCTGCAACTCGGTGCTGACGCAGCAGGATCTGCGCGGCATCCGGGATGCGGTGGTCGAGACGATGCTCCTGACCCTGACGGGCAGGACCATCCTGCCGATAGAGAGGCGCCCAATCCAGGAGGAGTTTTTCACTTACTGGTTGGAGACCCAGATGAACGACGCCAGCGTCATGACACGCCGGCAGAAGGCCAGGGTGGCCGAGGACGAGCCCCTCGTGGCCCTCCAGACCGCGCTCCCGTATGTGAAGATCGAGAAGACATTCTCGATGCACAAGCTGGACCAGTTCGCATCCTTCGATGCGAAAGCGCGGTATGTGAAGCAGGCGACGCGCCAGGTGGCCGAGGCCGAGAACGATTTGATATTCAACGGCTGCACATTGCCAGCGTTGAATGGCCTCATCGCCGGCGCCGGCAACACCACGGCCGCGACCGCGGCCTGGAGCACGCTCCCGGCCGGTGACGCCTACGAGGATGTCAACCGCGTCATCCAGTTGATGCGCGTCGACGGCTTCATGGGGCCCTACCTCATGGCCTGCGACCCCATCAACTACGGGGAGCTCGGCATCCGCGAGGTCAAGGCCGGAGGGTCGGCCAACCCCTACAAGCAGCTCATCGAGGAAGGGCTGCTGGCCGGGCCCATCCAGTCCAACGTGCTCTGCCCCCACGGAACGGCGGTGGTCATCCAGCAGGGAACGGATGTGGCCTCGCTGCTCTGCCCCGAGGACACCACGCTGGTCATCAAGGACCTGGACGAGATAACCGAGCAGATCGAGGGCGTGGTCCGCGAGGCGGTCCTGCCCTTCATCTTCCAGGCCAACGGCGTGGGCACGGTAACCGGAGCCTAACCGGCCCCGGTCCCCAGAGACAAAGAGACCCAGGGCGGGGGGAGGGCCCCCGCCCCCAAAAAAACAGGAGCGGTAGTCATGGCGACAGATGAACAGTTGCAGGCGTACCAGGACAGGGCGACGGCATTGCAGAACGCGGTGCGGAAGCTGGTCCAGGACATCATGGAGGACGACAGCCTCCCGGCCCAATCGTTCGACGACCCCATCAACCGGCACAACCTGACCCAGCAGGCGGTCGGCTCGATGAACCAGCTGGAGCAGCTCAAGCAGCCCATCCAGCGGAAGTTCGACGAGAAGGCGCGGGCAGAGGCGGCGATCGCGGCGGCCGAAGCGGCAGCCGAGAAGAAGGCAGCCGACGAGTTGCTCACGCCTCCGTAGGACGGAGGCGCTCACGGTCCACGAAGTGGATAGGAAAGGAGGACATGGCGAAATTTCGGTTGAAAAGCGGAAAGGACAGGGAAGGAATCCGAGACCTCAGCGACAGGAGCTTCAGCTTCAAGTACGCCAAGGCTGACGGAAAGGAGCACATGGAGATCTTCGACAAGAAGTTCGGGCTCGAGCACGAGGTCCCGGACGGCGCCCCCGCGGACCGCCTGAGACAGGTGATCGAGGAAGCCAAGGACAACGCGATAATCGAGGAGGTCAAGTCGGCCAAGGAGATCAGGGCCGAGCTGGCCGAGGCGCTCGAGTTGGCCAAGGCGGCCGAGGCGAAAGAGGCGGCTGAGGCGAAAGCGGGAGCGAAACCAGGGGCCCCCAAGTAGGCCCCTTTTTTCTTTTTTCCGGAGGTCGACGAGTGCCACGCAGACCGCGGATAACGGAGCAGGACGACCGGTACACGGAGAACTACGACAAGGCCAAGAAGGACCCGGCCAACATCCAGGCCCTCACGATACTCTACCTCGAGGACCTCGGCGACCGCCACGACGAGCTGGTCGACAAGGTCGTGCTCCATTGCGCCCTCCCGGTCGACCGGGCCCACGCCCCATGCGCGGAGGCCAAGGCCCAGGCCGGGCCCGGGGACGGCCTCACGCCGGCCCAGCGCTACAAGATCGCGGTCATGGAGAACCGCGGGAAGATACTCGCCGGGGCGTTCGGCGTTTGCCTGGCCATCCTGGCGATAGTGTTCAAGTCCGGAGGGGTCTGAGGGAGGCCCAAACTCCATGCTATTCCCCCTGGCCCTGTTGTTGTTGTGCCTCCAGGTCCAGGTCTACCATTCGCCGACCAGGAACATCACGACCAATCCCGTCGACGCCGGGCTGCTCGGGTTCCCGGTCCAGGTCTACAAGGTCAAGCGGTTCGTCATCGTCGGGTACTACCATCTGCGGTGGTGGTTCAAGTCGTTCAAGACGACGCCGAAGAACATGAACATCCCGCTGAGGTGGAACCAGCTGGTGTTTCGCAAGGGGCGCACGCTTTCGATACGAACGCCCTGGTGGCTGGGCCCGAAGATGGGGTATGCGCTCGTTGCGATTCTCGTGGCGGTGGTCTCCATTGTCCTGTTGCAGGGCTACCAGTGGCAGCACCTGGCGGCGCCGGCGGCGATAGGAATGACGGCGTGGAACGACGGGAACACGCAGGCATCACCGACATCTGAGGATATGGATGGGGCTGGGACAGACCTGGTAACAGGTGATACGGTCAGCATCACCAAGGTCCTGGTCATCAACAAGTCCTGCGGGTGCGGGAATCTAACAGCGCCGACGCTGACCATTAACGTCACATTCACCCTCACGATGGATGCGGGGTCGAGCCTTACCACGACCAACGCTTGTACGGTTTCAGGGATACTGGTGTGTGGTAATGCCACCGTGAGTTGCACTGGGGTAGGGGCATCAAACTTTGCTCTGTCCGTATCTGGCACATTTTTCGGAGGTTCTGGTGGGCATATTGTCCAATCGTTTAATATCGCCAACGGCTCGAATATAACTTTCACCAGTGGTACAATGTTTCTAACAGGAACCGAATCGGGAGCCACCTACGATGCTTTGCGATTTACTACGCCAGCGGCGTTTGATGACGGCAACGGTACGGTTTCATTTACACTTCTGAACGTAAATCAAACCATGTTCGATTCTGCGAACATCGCAAGAACCCTTTATAATGTCACAATAAATAAGGGAACCGGCGGTGTTCTATACACGGCAGGTAAATCATTCCCCCTCACCGTCGCCAACAGTTTAAATATCATCACGGGCAATTTCTCGGCCTGGGACGGAACGACGAGTGCGAGTTTGACTGTGCAGAACAATACAACGATTAGTGGAACATTAGACTGTAAGGCGAGCACAGCCAGTTTGGGGAGCGGGTACACGGCCGGGTTTGCCGTACTAATAAATAATGGCGGAATACTAACGGGCGGAACTGGGGCAAACCACACATATGGTTCAGTTAATCTTTTGGGCGGCGGTACATGGATAGCGACTTCGGGAACGACTTTCATAAACGGCAATAATGCTGGAAATGATACGATATTATGGGGCAGTACTGGAGTATTCACCCACTCGAATGGAACGCTCTCAATATCATATACGGCCGGTGCCAGTTATTTGGAAATGTTTGCAGATATTAATGTATATAACCTTATAATCAATAATACCGGGCGTGTTGCTTATCTGTGGTACAATCATACCTTGACGGTATCTAATAATTTGACCCTCGCCGCTGGGGCATTGGATACGAACAGCATTTACAATGCGCCTATCATCGTCATGAACGCCACCAGCATCACTGGAGCCCTTGTCCCTAACACCTCGACCTGCACATTCAACGGCGCGGTCACCATAAACAGCGGGGGCGCGCTGGGTGGGAATGCGGCATGGACCTTTATCCATGTAGAACTGGTAATTTACTCTGGCGGAACTCTCAGTGCCCCAAATTCGGGCGGGAGTTGGACGTGGGTGAACGGCGGTTTCACGGTTTATTCGGGTTGCACGCTTACACATAATGGAGGGACATCCATATGGAACAGCGGTGGATACCTCGGCGGAAGCGGCTCACCGGTCTTCTATAATGTGACTGGTGGAACATCGGGTCCAGCGCCGAACATTTCGTTTACGGTTGAGCACACGCTGACAACCTCGGGCGCGGGTCTATATCCGGCTTACGGTGCGAGCGCCAATGTCATCATCATAATGGGGACCGCTTCTGCGGCTGGGAGTATAGTTAATTCCACAAATATCCGGGCCGCATATGGTGTCGGTTCATCGTTCACGGTCCAAGCGGCCTCGGCCTCATATCCTTGCGTCTGTACCGGCAATGATTGGGATTGGGATTGTGGAGGAGCGAAAACAATCAGCGTCAAATGGCTCGACTACCAGATAGCCGCGGTCACCGGCGGCGGCGGCTGCACGGTTAATTGGGCCGGGACGATGTCGACGAGGTCTTGGACGGTCTCGGTCGGCGACAGCCTCACCATGACGGACGGCGTGGCCATCACCGGGGTCAGCGTGGCCGCCACGAAATACATCAACCTCGGCACCTGGACCTGGGGGACATGCTCGATTAGCCTGGTGGATCTCCAATGGGACACGGTCACGCCAGGGACGGGGAAGACCATCACATTCACCAACATCGGGGTCGACGGGTTCACGGTTAGCGCGAACGACACAATCTCGATGAGCACGGGAACCGTGACCTGCAATCCCGCCAAGGATGTAATCATTACCGGAAACTCTGCCATAACCGGTGGGACCTGGAGCGGGTATCGTTCCTTCCAGATGAATAATGCCACGGCCCAACCAATCGTCAATACCACGCTGACGGGCACCAATGGCTCCGCCTGGAACGATGGGATGGACATCACCATCAACACCGGGAAGGCGGGAGAACTGAGTGGGTGCACCTTGACCTATTCCAAAGTTGGAATGCAAGCCACAAACGGCTCCCTCTATTCCCTCTCCTCGGGCAATGCGACGGTCATGGGCATCCTATCCTCCGAGAGCAACGGAGTGGGTTATCGGGCCGCCAATATTACCGGGGTCCTGACGGTCAGGAACGCCGATGTCTATTCATCAGCGTTCAACACCGCATACACCCTCGGCGCCAATCTCCCGGCCACGAGCATCACGCTGGCAGCGTCCACGACCCTGGCAGCGGCGGGATACTCGCTCTCCGCCTCCACCATCACCGGCGCCAGCTATACGACGAGCATCCTGTCGACCGCGGTCCTGGTGTCCTCATGCACGGTATCGACTCTGGATAGCCAGGTCAGCATCACCACGGCCGGCGGAGGAATCACGGCCCTGCTCAACGGCATCGGTCTCGACGCCATTGCGGTCGGGGCCCTGGACACGGTCATCCTGACCGGGTATGTGACTCCATCAGGTGCGTTCTCGGTTGCGGTCGGCGGGAACCTGGTCATCAATGTCAATGTCTGCGCCCGGTTCTCCGTGGCGTGCACCTGCGCCGGCACGCTCACCGTGGACGGCGTGCTCCAGATGGACAACTCGGCCGGGGTCAACTCGACGGGCTCGCACATCGGCACGATAGACGGCGACGGCGTGGTCCAGGGCGTGGGGTCCTCAGCCCCGACGATGTACTTCCATGTCCTGGCCCTGGACGCTTCGGTCCGGATGCTGAATGCGACCCTGGTGGTGGACCTGGTCGGGCCGGCTCAGGCGCCCGTCGACGGGTTCAGCCTGGAGATGACGACAGTGGCGGAGTTCGAGCTGGAGATGCAATCATGACGGTCACATTCCGGAAGGGCGATGTCGGGGTTCCAATCAAGGTCACGGTCGTCAAGGCCGGAGCTGCGGTGAACATCAGCACCGCGACGGGCCTGAAGATTCTCCTGGTCAAGCCGGACGCGACGCTGCTCACGAAGACGGCGGTCTTCGACAGCGACGGCAGCGACGGGAAGATGAAGTACATCACCATCGCCGGCGACCTGGACCAGGAAGGGGTCTGGCAGATACAGGGAGAGCTGACCATGACGGGCCTGAAGCACACGGCGGATGGCTCGTTCATGGTCGGGAAGACGCTCGATTGAGGTGAGAAAGATGGGAGACACAGAATTGGAAAAGGAAAAGGAAGCGGACATCGAGGCGGTCATCGACGCCAGCGTTGCGGCCGCCAAGGAATGCCTGGCCGGCAAGGTCTGGTACAAGAGCAAGGTGGTCTGGGCGGCGATCGTGACCGCGGCCCTCTGGGTGACCACGGCCTCGGCAGGATGGACGGACGACCCGCGGGTGGTCATGGTCCTGGGCCTGGCGACGAGCGCGCTGTGGATAGTGCTGCGGAAGCTCACGACCCAGCCGCTGCTGCTCAAGGCCCCCAACGGTGGCGCCTGAATGCCCTACAACGCGGACCTCAACCGCATCAAGCAGGCGACGCATACCGAGCTCACCAACACGGATTTCGACATCAAGCTCGGCGAGGCCCGCGACAAGGCGTACAATTTCATGAACACGCTCCTGGAGGGCGCCGGCGCCACGGTCCCGCTGACCGGGCTCAATGCCGGGGACACGAAGCTCATCCAGCAGATCGAGGCCGACATGGCCGCGGGGTTCTTCAAGGAGGAGACCACGGAGCCCATCGAGGGTGAGCGTGTCAAGAAGCACATCCTCCGGGAACGGGCGGAGCAGATGCTCACGGCGTTCATGGCCACGAAATACCAGGGCGCCCCCAAGAACCGCGCCAACCAGTTCAGGCACGGAAAGAACCGGACGAGGTTCAAGATGGACCAGAGCGACGAGGACATAGTAGAGCCGTACTATTCGAGGGAGATTTGATAGAGATCGCCGTGACCGCGCAGCAGGCCCTCCTGGCCATCAGCAGGATCAAGGACGAGTTCGTCCCGGCATTCAAGTATGCCCTGGCGAACCAGGTCGCCTTCAGGATGCTGACGATCATGCAGGGCTTCACGCCGGTCAAGACCGGGCACCTGCGCACGAGCGAGGGCGTGGATGTCGAGCCCGATGGATTCTGGGTGGGGACGCACTCGGTCGATTACGCCTATTGGGTGGCCAAGGGGACCCCCCCGCACGACATCTATCCGGTGAATAAGAAAGCGCTCGCCTGGCCGGGGGGCGGTCATCCCGTGACGCATGTCCATCATCCGGGCACCGCGGCGAACCCCTTCCACACCCTGGCCTACGACCAGGTCATGAAAGAGGCTCCGACCATGGTCCTGGCGCTCCTGGCCACGCATGGCTCAGAGTTCGGGATGGTGAGCCAATGAGCCTCAACCGGACGGTGATGGCCGACGACATCATCACGCTCCTGAAGGCGAGCGTGAAGACCAGCCTGGCGAAAGTGGAGGACAAGGCCATCGGGTTCGGGACCCGGAGGATCGAGCAGCTCTTTGCGCTCTCCTACACGAGAGGCATCCTGGTCACGCTCGGAGGAGGCTCGGTGGTTCCCCTCACCATGGGTGCCTCCAAGCTCGATGTGACGCATTCAATCGAGATAGTGGTCTATGTCATAGGCCACGACCCGGCGGCCGACCTGAAGGCCGCGGCTGCGCTCGTTGAGGAGATCGAGGAGGTCCTGTGGGCCAACAAGACGCTGGCCAATGGCGGGACCATCATCGACCAGCCCAGCGTCATGTTCGGGCCGCCGGTGGCGCACTCGGACCTGACGATGCATTGGGGAGTAATCCAGGTCAGGTATCAGAAGACGGGGATAGCATAGGAGGAATCGGACATGTGTAAATTCATGTATATGGGCGGGCCCAGCGAGGTGTTCAAGCCGGAGTTTCCGTACATCATCGAGCGGGGCGTGCCCTTCTCGGCGGACGGCCTTTTTGTGGACTTGTTCCTCAACGACCCGTTGTATGTGCTGGTGGACGAGGACAAGGCCAAGGCCATGCTGGGCGAGTTCGACAAGGCCAAGGGCGACAGGGAGAAGACCTGGGCCCTGAAGGAGGCCAATGTCGTGGCCTACAAGGCGGAGCAGGAGGCGAAGATGGAGACCTGGCGCAACACCCGCGAGGCGCCCAGGTTGAACCAGGTGGTGTCTGCGACCCCGGAGCCGCGCAAGGAGCAGGGGCCTCGCATCATGCCCAAGCGACAAGGAGGTGAGGGATAATGGGAGCAAGGTACATCGGGATAGGGAAGCAGACGGTCTATGGGACGGAGGTGGCGCTGACGGAGTTCCTCGACGCCATCGACGAGAGCGTGAAGGACGACAACAGCATCGTGGCTGACCCGACCATGGGTGTCCGGGGACTCACGAAGCCGATACCCGGGGAGTTCAAGACGGGCGGCGGGTTCAAGGCGTATGCGGAGCCCGAGAACCTGGGGCTGCTGCTCCTGGGCCTGCTTGGCTCGGGCTGCGATACCCCGACGACCCCGGAGACCGGTGTGTATCTGCACACCATGATTCCGACGGTCACGCCCCAATACCTCACGGTCGGCATCGGGAGCGATGTCACGGCCGGGCAGAAGACCATCGGGAGCGCCGGCGTTCGCAAGGCGAAGTTCAGCATCTCCAAGAGCTCCAAGCTGCTGGCGGAGTTCGACATCTTCGGCCAGACTCACAAGGTCGAAGCCCTCGTGGCCCCGACCTTCAGCACGAAGCAGCCGTTCCATTGGGGCCATGCGAGCGCCAAGATAGCCACGGCGGCGAACACGCAAATCATGGCCATGACCATCGAGGCGGAGAACAAGTACAACGAGAACGACTACACGCTCGGCTCGAGGCTGCTCCGGAGCGCCCAGCTCAACACATTCAGCGTGAAGGGGACCATGGACCTGCTGTTCGACCAGCTGGCGCAGCTGAAGATGTTCCTCGGCAACAACGCCGCGGTGGCCCCGGCCGCAACGCTCGTGAAGCAGCGGCTGGACCTGGAGTTCGTCTCGGATGTCCTGTGCGGAGCAACGCAGTTCTACGCGATGAAATTCATCATGCTGGAGTGCTTGTTCAAGACGCACAAGGCCAACATCAACAAGCGGGACCGTACCATCGAGAACATAGAATGGGAGTGCTTCTGGCCAACGGCAGGGGCGCAGTTCTCGGTGCTCTACACAAACTCGATAGCAAGCTATTGAGCTCGCAACCTTTCCCCCGGAGAGGCGGAGGCCCGACCCCCGCCTCAATGATGGGGGAGATCACAGTCCTCATTAGAGGATAGGAGAATGGAAAGGTATGGAAAACGGGAAGGTGAGGTATCTCAAGGGAAGGGCGAACTTCGAGAGCAACAGGCCGATGAAGGATGTCAGGGTCCCCAGCGGCCAGGTCTTCGAGGTGGTCAGGCTCGAAGGGCTCGAGGTCATGGAAGCCTGGAGGATAATCGGCGTGGACCCGGAAGGAATCGATGATGGCAAGAGCCTGGAGATCGGCATGAAGATGATTGCACACACCCAGCAACTCCTGGACGAGTTCGTGGTGCGGTTCGTGAAGGCGCCCATCCTGGTGGCCTCGACTGCGCCGGCGGAGGAAAAGAAGAAGTACATCGTGACCACGGACCTTGCGGCCGCGGACAAGATGGCCCTCATCAGCGGGGTCATGGGAAGCGGTGCTGGCGCGGAGGGCAAGGCTCTCGCCGATAAGTTTCCTGCGGCTCCCTGAAGGCCGGATAGTGTCGTTCCTGGGCAACAAATACCATCAGTTGCCCAGCGACATGGTGGACCCGTACCGGGAGCAGCTCGCCGGCATGGACCGCATCATGTTCGACGCAACGATAGCCGCCTCGACGGTCACGAGCGAGCGCCTGGCGGCCGGGGACACGGCCGGCATCAGCGTGAGGGACCAGGTGGAGTTTGAGAGGCGCGGGCTGGACCTGGGACAGAGCAACGAGCTGGAGCGGATGAAACGGAACCTCAAGAGACAGGGAGTGAAGTGAATGGCAGACCTTAATGTCGGCATCAAAGTCTCGGCAACGGACGACACCGAGGACGGCCTCGCGGCGGCCAAAGAGAGCCTCAGGACTTTCATGGATGCGGCCACGCAGGCCGGAGACGAGTTCGTCGACCAGGCCGGCGCGATGTCCAAAGAGGCGATCGTGGTCGGCGAGTCCTGCTCGATAGCCGAGCACAAGATCAAAGAGAACGCCCAGGCGGTCCGTGAGGCTTCGAGAGACTACAAGCTGATGAACATCGAGCAGATGCAGTACAACCAGATTCTCCGGATGACGGGGTCGACCTGCATTCAATGGGGCTCGACCCTCCAGGGGCAACACAACCTGGTTAAGGAAGCCATCAACAATTTCGTGGTTTCCCTCGACAAGGCGACGGGCGGATTCTCGACCTATGTCGGCGCCGGCGTCCAGGTCCTGGGCATGGGAATCGAGATGTATGCGCAGATCTCCAGGATGGCCATCATGTGGGGGACCCACGCAGCAGCCGTTGCAACAGCCACGACCGCCCAGGCGCTCAATACGGCCGAGACGGCAACTGCGATTCCAATCCAGTGGTCCTTTAATGCAGCGCTGGCCGCGAACCCCGCTGGCGCCGTTGCCATCGCCATTGGGGCAATGGCGGCGGCCATCGGTATCGCATATCTCGCCATGCAGCAGATGGATAATCAGACGGCAGAGGCGAAGAAGCAATATGACGGCCTGATTGTCACCATCGATAATCTGGGCGTGAAGCTGAAGAACCTCTATGCCGGCGAGAACGACGAGGTCAGGTCATTGATGGCCCAGCGCGAGACAGCCAATCAGCAGGTCATAACGTTGGGCGAGAAGGCCGCGGCCGCCGAGAAGCTCGGATACGCTGACCGGCAGAAGAACTACGAAGACCAGCAGCTGGTGGCCGCCAAGACCGTCAACGAGCTCGACGCCATGATAGAGGAGGCCCGCAAGAAGGGCCCGGCCATGGCCGAGCTCGGCGCCACCTGGGCCAAGGAAGCGAGCGCCGTGACCAAGGTGGTCTTCAAGTCCATGTATGATACGGCCATGGGTGAAGGGAAGGGCGGGATCGGTGGGGTCATCCCCGAAGATAGCCCGGTTGGAAGGGACCTGAAGAAACGGTCGAGAGAGTTCGGTGAGGCGGTCGCAGACGCCTATTGCCAGGGCCTGAAGGACGGGTTCTACTCGCCCGAGAACCAGGCTATCATCGACGAGGCCATCGCCAAATATCACCTGCCCCTCGGCCCGACGCATTCACCGCCCAAGGTCGGTCCCCTCCATGATATAGACACATGGGGCAAGGGTACAATACGCGCCTATTCCGAAGGTATGATGTCCGGCTTCGAGGAACTCGAGCGGAGCTTATCCAGGGAACTCGGGTCCTCAATCGTTCCCCTGTTAGAGGCTCCGGGCAAGGGCTCAAGCGTCGTGAGCAGCAGCGAGGTCAGGTCGACGACGAATGTGACCAACAACTTCAACATCAGCGGCGTCGACGAGGAGAGCCTGGCGCGGAACATTCTCAGGAAGATTCGAGGAGCATTGGGGTGACGGCATGACGGCATGGGTAGATGGGAACACGAAAGCGGCACCGACAGCCGACGACATGGATGGAGGCGGCACGGACCTGGGCGCCGGCGACACGGTGAACCTGGCGACAAAGAGCCTGATAATCGACAAGAGCGTCACGAGCGGGAGCATCACGGTCACGGCGGGGGTCTTCACGGTCAACACCACGCGGGTCCTCACGCTGGCAGCCGGCGCCAACCTCATGGTGAACACGAGCTCCATCAGCGGGACGGTCACACCCTCCGCCACGAGCACCATCCAGCTGAATGGCGCTGGGGCGATCGAGAGCGGAGGCATACTCGGCGCCAGGACGGTCAAGTACATCTTCGACCTGAATGCGGTGCTGACGGTCAAGAACGGCGGGACATTCTACCCGGGCCAAACCAACACGGCGCTGACCTTCGACATCCAGACAGGGGGCGCCATGGTCATCGACGCCTCAGCGGCGACGGGCAAGGGCGTGCTCATCACGCTGGTCTTCGACAGCAATGCGGCCTCAGGATACGGGACCGGCGGAGGAACGATCACGCTCCTGGGCGATGTGACCTATCGGGTCATCAGCTACGAGCTGGGCCGGCTTACGGTTGCCGGAGACGGCGTGGTCACGGACCTGGGCCCCACCAACGGAATCATCGGCGGCTCGGGGATTCTCGTGTGCACCTTCGCGCACATGTTCCACAACAAGACGCTGCCCAAGGCTGGGTCGACGACGCTCACGGACAGCGAGTTCTGGTTCATCTCGACAGGGACGGCGCCGGTGGAGCAGATTGTCAGCGGGACCTGGGCCCTGGTCCGGAGCCTGTTTTCGAGCTATGCGGCGGTCCTATGGTATGTCAAGCCAACCGGTACGGTGGCGCTCACGAGCTCATTCCTGGACCATGCCCTCCCGACGATTTACAGCACGAGCTACTATATCGTGTTCTTCCACATGCCTGCGAATATAGTCCCGGTCCCGGCCGAGAAGGTGTTGGCGGAGGATGTGTATCTGGGCTCGAGCGGAGAGTACCAGGAGCACATCGCCTACAAGAGCGAGGGCCAGGAGATCGATGGCCGCGTGTCCTTCGACGACCTGGCCAAGTGGAACCACGCCCTGGACCACCGGCTGTTCGTGGCCCAGATGAACGCCCTCCTCCAGGACAGCGACGAGTTCCCCAAGTTCACCTGGCACCAGGGCCACTATGCGAAGGCGGAACTCATGGAGTTCATCGCGGCGGACAAGGCCGGCGAGGATTCCAATGTCAGCTCGAGATACTACAAGGCGCTGGTGAAGGCGAGGCCATACAACTGAGGAGAAGATGATGCCGGATGACGAAACAGGGCCAATATGAATACAAATTAGAAATCGGCGCATTGTCCAGCGAGGCCGACGATATATATCTCAAATCCTGGTCGGTAGACGAGGGCCGGGACATCGATAAATATTCCACAGCCACCCTCGAACTCATCCGAACCGCCGATGCTCAAACAATCCTCGTCGGGGACGAGGTCCGGTACTGGAGGAGGGTTCCGATCGAGGCCACATGGGGCCCGGCCTTCTTCCTCGGCTACGTCCTGAAGACCGCCAAAAAGGCCAAGAACAACACCATCACCATCGAAGCTGCGGGATATCTCCACAAGATAAAGGGGCGGAATATCTGCTCGGCCGAGTGGGGCAACACCCATGTCGTGGATGAGGAGTTGGCCTGCAACTCAACGAATGGGCTCGGCTTCGACCTCGATGCCGATCTCGCCCCCCAAGTCCCCCTCGAACGCGTCAGATTCCTCCGGATGAGCATGTACGTCAACTCTGGCCAGAGGGTCATGACGACAAATGTCAATGACAGCGGCGCCGGCGTCTGGAGGAAAGTGGCGCAAACATTCCTCGGCCAAAGCAGTCTCCTGAGGAAAATGTGGGTCAAAGGCTATCGCGACGCCCCCACCACCTCGGCCCTCAGGGTGG